CATATCTAATCATTACTGGTATTTTAAATCAGCATTAACACCTAGATTTTGTGATGAGGTTATTAAATACGCAAATGCACAAAAAGAAACAATGGCTATTACCGGTGGTTATGGAAGAAAGAAAGGTGATAAACCTTTAAATAAAGAAGAAATTAAAGATTTAAAAAGAAAAAGAAATTCTGATTTAGTATGGTTAAATGATAGATGGATATATAAAGAGTTACATCCATACGTTCGCGAAGCTAACAGAAATGCTGGTTGGAATTTTGATTGGGATTTTTCTGAGTCCTGTCAGTTTACAAAATATAAATTAAATCAATATTATGATTGGCATTGTGATAGTTGGGATAAACCTTACGATAAACCAAACAGTCCTAATGAACATGGTAAAATTAGAAAACTATCTATGACTTGTCAGTTAACAGATGGTTCAGAATATCAAGGTGGTGAATTAGAATTTGATTTTAGAAACTATGATCCACACATGAGAGACGAATCAAAACACAGGATACAATGTAAAGAGATATTACCAA